AGACATTACCCGCATCGCTAACGCATTCAAAGAAAAGAATCCTGATGTTTCCGATGAGGTGGCAACGCAGTATGCAAGGGCTGAGTATCAAAACCAGATCAATGCCCGGCAGCAGCAGGAAGCCCTTCAGCGACAGCAGGCAGACTCGGTACGGCAGCAGAAAGCCCGTGACCAGGTGGAGGCATTCCTCAACACTTATCCAGATGTGGATATCAGAGCATTGCCTCAGGAAGTCATAGATGATATCAACCTGCGAGGCGAAACCCTGCTGAGTGCTTACAGAGCGTATGAGAACAAGAGATTGCGCTCTGAACTTGAAGCCGCCCGGACAAACCAGGCGAACAAGGCAAAGGCTACCGGTGCTTTATCGGAGAATGCTGGCAGTGATGACGGAGGCGATCCCTTCTTACAGGGATTACTTGGAGGTTAATCCATGACTGTTAATCTTGCGACAAAATATGAGTCCAAGCTGCTCCAGGCCTATACAAAGGCTTCCATCCTCACCGGCAAGGTCAATACTGAGTATTCCTTCGCTGGCGTTCAGTCCATCAACATCCTGACTGCTACAACGCAGGCTCTGAACACCTATGACAGAACTGCATCTGCCAACCGTTACGGTACACCGGCTGAAGTGCAGGACACCAAGCAGACACTGACCCTCTCCCAGGATAAGTCCTTCGCTCTGGTCATTGACCGTGGCAACCTGGAAGACCAGATGATGGCAAAGAAGGCAGGTACTGTTGTCAAGGCTCAGATCGGTGAACAGGTTACTCCGTTCTTCGATGCTTATGCTCTGGCTCAGTGGGCTGCAAATGCAGGTCAGACATCTACCATTTCCGGCACTGATGTGGACAAGGACACTGTTCTTGACATGTTCATCGATGCCCACAGCAAGTTCTTCAACTACAACTTCAATAAGGACCTGTATGCGTATGTGTCTTCGACCACATATGCCAAACTGCTCCGCAACCCGGAATTCATCTCTGTTGAGAAGCTGGGTGAAAAGGTGCTGTCCAACGGCGTTGTTGGTAAGTGCATGAACATCCTGGTTGTCGAGGTCCCGGATGCCTATATGACAGGCTATCAGGCAATCTTCGCACACAAGCGTTCTGTCCTCGCTCCGACCAAGATCTCTGAACTGAAGATCCATACGGATGCTCCGGGCATTTCGGGTACTCTGATTGAAGGCCGTTACTACGGTGATGCCTTCGTTCTGAAAGCCCTCGAAAAGGGCGTTATTGCCTGCGCTGCCGGTCCGACTCTGTAATCGGCTATATGGGGGTGGGGTATATCCTTGCCCCCTCTTTTTTTGAAAGGAGAAGCCATGACAGTTAAAGAACTCTATGAGCTTGCCAAGGCTGTAATGTTTGAGAAGCCGACAAGTAAGGTGTATGACCAGTATTACATCCCTTGGATCAATGTGCTTCTCAGCGAAAATTTTGATCTGAACAACCACCTGCGGCTGAAGCATGACAAGGATGAACTTGAAAAATGCCCGACAGTATCAGCAGACACTGACACGATTCCTTACGAAAGGGAGATGTGTTACGAAATTCTGCCGTACGGTCTGGCTCAGAACTTCTTCATTGACGATGACCTGTCAAAATACGATATCCTGCATACCTACTATGAGAATGCCATGAGCAAGTACATGTGGGGCGTTGAGGTTGAAGTCACTGATGTGTATGGGAGTGTTTGGTAATGGTTTGGAAGGCGCAGAAGACTCACTCGCCTGCCGCATACAAGTTACTGAACATTGCTGAACCAGGCTATGGTGGTCTGAATATACAGGATCTTGACTATACACTGCCGCTGGATCAGTCACCGCATATGCTCAACATGATGGTGAAGAACGGCGCATTCGGCAAGCGGTACGGTCAGTCTGTTGTCCATACGTTTTCGGGTAACATCATCAACATTGCCAAGTACAAAGGCAAACTGTATGTGCATGTCGGCACGAGCATCATCAGATACGATGATGACGGTACGGAAACAGTGATCCTGACGGATGCTTCCCTGACAAAGAAGGGAACATTCATAAACTATAACAAGACCTTGTACTACATGTGCAACGGTCATTTCTTTGAGTATGACGGAACTACCGCAAAGGAAGTAGAACCGTACTGCCCGGATGTTGTCATCAACCGTACACCGGCAGGTGATTACGGCGATCCGATTGATGATTTCAACCGGCTGGGCGCAGGCTATAACTGCACGTTCAACGGTGACGGAACATCCACATCCTACTTTGTGCTGATCCCGAAAGAAGATGACGATGACACTACCGGTCTGGATAACACCCCGATCAAGGCAATCATTGATACTACTGAGTACGAAGAAGGCGATGCAAGCGGAATGATCGTTTCCGTTGACCGGGATACAGGTGAAGTTGTGTTCCTGACACCGCCGAGCAATGCCCAGAACAATGTTGTCATCACTGCGTACAAGACCTTCGCCAAGTATGAGGAAAGCGTAAAGTCCTGCAAGTATTGGGCAACCTACGGCGGTCAGCAGAACTCCCGGCTGTTCCTGGCAGGCAACGGCACGAGTACCTATTTCTTCTCTGATGCGATGGATGCTTCCTACTTCCCGGAAAACAATTACGCTGTGATCGGGAATGCTGAAGAGGACATCACCGGCTTCGGTGCGCAGTATAAGATTCTGGTTGTTTTCAAACCAACGGAGATGTATGCCCTCGACTACCAATTCGTGCCTGATGAGAACGGTGTGTATGGAGCGCAGTTCTATTCCGCTCAGATTAACGCTGATATGGGGTGTGACATGCCTGACACGATACACTACGTGGATAACCGTCTGACATGGGGATCTACGCAGTGGGGCATCTGTACGCTGTGTTCAACTGTAATCGAGGATGAACGCAATGTCAGGGTCATTTCCCGGAACATCAACGGTGGCTACAGAGAATCTGGCCTGCTGGCTGAGAAGGACCTGGACAAAGCGATAGCAATGAACTTTGAAGGCAAGTACATGGTTGCTCTGAACGGCAATGTGTACATGTGGGACTATACGAACAAACCGTACAGTTCCTCTGATCGGATTTCCCCGGATGATGCTGCGAAGAACATTGCCTGGTTCAGGTGGGATAACATCGAGATTTCCTGCTACAAGGTTCTGAATCGAAAACTTTACTACGGCAAAGGTGCGGATCTCTGTACTTTTACAAATGAGCTGAATGATTTCGGGAATGCGATCACTGCGTACTATCAGACTCCGATGATGGATTTCAATGCGTTTGAAGCACTGAAGACTATCAAGAAGGTGTTTTTTGAAGTACGAGGCGATACCCCGGCAGTCATCAATATCACTTACATCACCGATGAAGATGCGATGGGTGAAGCAGACCCAGAGCCGATCATCATCCCGGTCAGACTGTGGGATGGATTCGATTGGACAGGTTTTGCTTGGAGTTTTGTGCAGTTTGCCAAGACCTTCACCCGGAAGTGTTCTGTCAAGAAGGTGGTGCTTTTCGGTGTGCTGATGGACAACGCTGAACTGAACAAGGACATGAACCTGTCAGGCATGAAGTGCGAGTACACCGTGGTCAAGGAGGTCAAGTAATGACGGATTTTGTTTTCAGCCCGGAACAGGGTTTTTTAGATACAGGAGTATACACTGATCCTACATCCGGCACGGAGGCAAGAACTCAGTTGATGAGCCTCCATGCACAGACCAGGGATTTCATTAACAACACGCTGATTAAGGCAATGGATGACATGCAGGATGAGATTGATCTGATTCCTGCCGTACAGGGCGATCCGACTGCCATTCAGAACATTCTGGATGCCATTGATGCGGTATCTCCGTTCTACATGACAGATACGATTGCTTCACCGACAGCCGATACATCAGTGTATGACGATGGCTACCTGATGACCTATACCGATGAGGTTATCACATCTGCCACGGAAGTATTCATTCAGTTCCCGAATGATGACTACACCGGCAGGGTGACATGGGAAACGCTGGATGCAGTGCCGCCTGCCACAGACGGAACACTGAACATCTACTTTGAATTTGATCCGACAGGGCTGGCTATCCGCATGGTGCTGTTCGGAACTCAGGCGGTGTAATCATGGCATTCACAAGAGGCACTACACCGTTCTATACGGTATCATTTCCCGATCTGGATTTTGATGAACTGTCTGATGTGTATGTGACATTTGAACAGACCAAGCAGGGCATTGAAATAACCAAGCACGGATCTGATCTGACATGGGGAGCGGACAATGTTTCCTTCCGGTTATCTCAGGAGGACACGCTGAAGTTCAGACCCAGCGAGGTGAAGATCCAGGTCAGGGCAATCGACAATAACGGTTATGCAGTGGCATCCACGATCTGGACTGAGGATGTGAATGATGTCCTGTATGAGAAGGTGATCTGATGGCAGAAATTACGATTGATAACACGGTAACTGAGATTTCAGTCACAACCGATAAGTCAGGTCCGCAAGGCCCGAAAGGTGATACCGGCAACGGCATTGCCCGGATTGAGAAGACTGCCACAGCAGGGCTGGTTGACACCTACACAATCTATTTCACCAATGGTGCTACTTCTACCTTTGAAGTGACTAATGGTGATGACGGTGGTGTGGCAAGTGTTAACGGTCAGACAGGTGCGGTGGTTATCACGGCATCTGACCTTGGCGCATTGACTGCTGAAACTGATCCTGTGTTCTCGGCATCTGCCGCAGCTGGAATTGATTCAGACGATATCACAGCCTGGGACGGTAAATATGAAAAACCGTCAGGCGGTATCCCTGTTTCCCATCTGAACAGTACGGCTCAGTCAAGGCTCATGCCTACAGGCGGTACTACAGGTCAGGTCCTGGCAAAGAAGTCAAATACGAACTATGACACTGAGTGGAAGACTGTCAGCGGTGGTGGAGCAGTCGATTCCGTTAACGGTCAGACCGGGGTTGTGGTTCTGGATGCGGATGATGTCGGCGCACTGCCTGATACCTATACTGCTCCTGTTACATCGGTCAATTCCAAGACCGGGGCTGTCACGCTGACGGCTTCCGATGTCGGCGCACTGTCAAGTTCGACATCGTATGTATCCAGTTTCAACGGTTTGTCCGGGGCGGTTACTTATTCCGCTCCTGTCACATCCGTCAACGGCAACACCGGCGCAGTCACCACACCGAACACAACGTACAGCATCAGCATCAGTTCCAATGTCATCACCCTGACCGGCTCAGATTCTAGCACAAGCACGGTTACGCTTCCTGTTTACAACGGGGGTGTTTCCTGATGGCTACCACGGTAACGTATAAAGGCGCAACCCTGACCACGGTCAACAATGCCACGGTAACGCTTGATACGGCAGGAACATGGGTTGAAGATGATTTCACCTTGACAGATGTGACCGGGGGCGGGGGCGGGGGTATTCAGATCGGCGTACAGAATACGCCAATCCCGAACATCCTTAATATGTTCTATGCATTGGAGAACGGAACGGCGGCAACGGGGCAGTTTACCCCGGCATCAGCGTTTCCAAACACATCAACGGAAGTGTTTGATACCGGGCTGACAACGGTTCACGGAATTTTCATTGCGGATGAATCACAGGACGCATTGAACACGGGAACAACGCCAGATAATACACTTTTCGCGGTCATCTTCAATCCGGGAACAACCACGGGAGATTATGCCTTTACCCGTGCGACTTCATCGCTGTCATACTATGCCAACTCTAACGGGGCTAACCGGGGTTTTCTTATAAGAGTAAACGCATTTGAAGTGACAAACGGGAAGTTGTTTGTAACGTGCGCATTTAATTCCAATGACAATTACACACCGTTTCACAGCGGTCATACATACAGGTGGGTGGCATGGTGAGATTTTACAAGATAATCACAGGCGGCTATATAACCGCAATCGGCACAGGCACAGGCGGCGAAGAAATCACGGAACAGGAATACAACGAGATTCTGAACGTGATACGGAACAAGCCACAGGCAACCGCAACCACAGATTACATGCTGAAAGAAAATCTGACATGGGAAGCGTACACGCTTGAACCCGTGCCAGAGCCAGACCCGACACCCGAAGAAATTGCCGAAGCATTGGAGGCGATACTGTGACACGAGAAGAACTTGAAATGTTCATCGAAGCGGTTCTTGCAATGCGTGGAAAGGCTACCGATGCACAGGCATGGGATACACCATATTTCTTTGCCGCATGGAAGACGGACACCGAATACAACACGGGTGACAGGGTGCGGTACGGTTCAGAGTTGTACAAATGCGAACAGGCGCACGTTTCACAAAGCACATGGACACCGGACACGGCACACAGTCTGTGGACACGCATTGATGATCCGGCGATTGAATGGCCGGAATGGAAACAGCCACAGGGCAGTACGGATGCTTACAGAATGGGCGCAAAGGTCAGCCACAATGAAAAGCACTGGATCAGCGATGTTGACGGAAACGTGTGGGAGCCGGGAACAACAGGCGCACCGTGGCATGAAGCAGAATAAGGAGGACTTATGGCAGTAAAACTTAAAATCTCAGAAGTATATCCTGAGTACGTTTTTCAGCGGCTGGGTGCAGGCAAGGATGTGGATGCAGTCAACTTTGAAAAGATGACCTACATCGACCTTGCCGGGCAGACAGTCAACAATCTTCAGAAACTGCTTGCCGATCCGAATATCAAGTTCTTCCAGAAAGAGATTGAGGAACCGGCAGAATGAAAGGGCATCAGGAATACAATACTGCATACCGTGCAGAGGTGACTGCAACACTTGCGGCGGCATCATGGTCAGGCGGTGTGCAGACTATCACCGATGCAGCCATTGATCCTGCTCGTGACATTTTCCTGACCTATGATCCAGACATGGATTCGGATGACTATGCGGAATTGCAGGCTGCGCAGATCAGGGTGACTGATGTATCGTCAGGTTCTCTGGAACTGACAGCACTCGGTACAGTGCCTGTGCATGATCTGGATATCATCCTGGTTGTGAGGTGATGACATGGCAGTGTTTAACATGTTGCCGATGGGCGGCAAGGGTGGATTGGATGCTGAAGTTACACCGTGGATTGTGAACGGTGTTTTTTCTAATTTCACTCCGGTGTGGACAAAGGGAGCGAAGGGGCATAACAATTCAGCGACTGCGGCCACGGACGGATATGTCCGGCTGTACTCAACAGGGTCTGACGGTGGTGGCACAAATGTCGGCACATCCGAAACGATCTCTCCCGGTCAGTTTGATTTTGTGCTACTGAAAGTGAAAATCTCACAGTTCCTGAGCAATGACTCATATAAATTCAGAATGGGTATGCTCAACGGAACACAAAGCGGCGCATGGCAAAGCGTAGACCACTCAGTGATGGTTACCGAACTGACACCCGGCGATTATGAGTGGTTTACATACAGTATGCGAGGGCTGAACCATCAGGCTACAGCAAAGCATTTCCTGCTCAGTATTGTCGGCACGGTTGACATCTACGAAGTGTATTTTGTGAAGATGAACTGAGGCGAAAAATGACACCATCACAGTTTTATGCCAAGTATCTCAACAAGGTGATCGATGACGATGGAGCATATGGCTGTCAGTGTGTTGATGGATGGAGGGTATTCTGCCGGGAGATAGGCGTACCTGTAAAACCCACTCCCAATAACTGGGCTGATGGATATTGGTATTCAAAAGATGAACTGGGCTATGCTCAGTTTTTTGATTACATTACCGATCCGAGCCAGTTCAAAACAGGTGACTGGGTTATCTGGGGCAGAAAGGACATGCCGGGTGGATCAGCAAGCCATCCATCAAGTCACATTGCAATGTACATGGAATTTGACGGCATTGCTTATGAGTTTGGCGAGAACCAGGGAGGCAACGGCGGCTTCACGCTGAAGACTACCGATTTCTCTGATGCGCTCGGTGCGCTCAGATGGAAAGGATATTCAAAGATGGAGATAGGCAAAGGCTACCATCATCTGACTTACAAGGGCATTAACGTGGACATTGTTCGTGCCACATTCCCGGATTACGATCTGCATCTGATTTCAGCAGGTGATGCCTTCGCACTGAAGGACCTGATGGGGTTCGATTCAGACAATTTGGGAATCGTGGCGGCAGTAAATGCGAACTACTTTGAAATGTCTACCGGGATGCACTTGGGAGTTGAGGCAGATGGATGGGTTAAAGGCTATACACAAGCTCCGAAAAAAGCAGGAATACTTACTTACTACATTACCGATACGCAGAAAATCGGGGCGCATGACCAGTCCGACTATTGGCTGGGGCAGGATCAGGTACAGGTGGCTTTCGCTCCTTACTCCGTTCTGATCCACCAAGGGCAGAATGTGAACATGCGCTCTGAAAGTTTCGGTAACAAGGATCTTACACGCAACACTCAGACAGCCGTCCTTCGGATCGAGGATGACTGGTGTCTGGCAATATTCTCCGAGTGCTACCCCTCAGATGTTCTTGCGTTTGCTAACGAAATCAACGCTAATGAATTGGCACTTATGGACAGCGGAGGATCTACCCAGATGTTTGAGTGCGCAACCACAGGCAAGCGCAGGAGTATACGTCATACATCCCGGATGATTCCGAACGTTCTTGTCTTGGCGAAAGAATTAAGCCCTGCAACCCCTGAGCCAGGGCCGGTTATTCCAGACCCAACAGACGATGAACCTATTACAGAGCCTGATACTCCTGCCCTGCCTGCGGATGAAGATGAGGAGGAAAGCGATATGGCAAAAACATTACTCCCAGACCGGGTGTACGATATTTTGAAATGGATCTGCTTGATCTTCCTCCCGGCCTGCTGTGCTTTCGTACTGTTCATGGGATCTGATCTCAGCCCACAGTACGAACTGATTGCAAAGTGGATTGAGGCGATTCACATCTTCCTTGGTTCGCTGATCGGCGTAAGCACTGTGCAGTACAACAATGTGAGGGCTGAGAGAAATGACTGAAACAATCTGGGTGTCGATCATCTCAGCGATTGCAACGGTGCTGGGTGTTTTGATCGCAAATAGAAGCAGCCAGCGGCTGATGATGGCTGAGTTCGACAAGAAACTTGCTCTGATTGAGCAGAAGATCCAATCCTTGACAGCAGAAGTCAAGGAGCATAACAACTACGCTAAACGAATGCCAGTAGTGGAAGAGCAGATCAGAGAACTGCAAAGGAGGGCATGAATATGGCATTAAAACCGATGACATCAGGGATTTCATCTGCTGCGGATCAGGCGAGAACAGTAACCGCCAAGGGTGACACTAAGGCGGCACTGAACGCACGGCTGGCAGGCGGTGGGACAAACACAGGAAAGGGCGGCTATGGCGGTGGCGGTGGAAGCGGCACATCGTCCGAAGCGTACAGTGGCAATACTTACTCCGATTACCTGAGCGCACTCCAGGCTCAACGTGATTCACTGATTGCTCAGGCAAATGCGGCTCTGGATGAACAGGGCAGGCTGGCTGAGAATCGGTACGCACTCCAGAAGGAAGCATCCGATCAGGACTATCAGGATCTGAGAAATCAGTCTGAAGTCAATCGGTACAAGGCCCGTGGAACACTGCGGCAGTCCCTGGCTGACCGTGGTGCAATGGATTCCGGTATCGGTAGACAGGCGTATGTCAATCTGGCAAACAACTATGACAATGCTCTGAACAAGATCAGCCTTCAGCAGAAGCGTGAAGATGCTGAGAGAGATCAGGCGATCCAGGAAATGTGGGCGCAGATTGCCATGCAGAAGGTGGCGAACCAGATGAGCGGTCTGGACATGATGGGCAACATTCTTTCCCAGCTTGATCCGTCCATGTTCCAGAGCAGCATCGGCGGCGGTGGCGGTGGATATTCCTACAGCCCGACCACATCAGACTACTATGATGCGGCATCCAATTATGTTAATAGTGTGCCGAAGTCTACATTCACATCCAACGTGGGCAATGCCCAGAATGTAAACGGCGCATCCTCGGCTGCGAAAGCACAGTATTGGAACGAACTCGCAAACAGGTACAATCCGTACAACGATCCGAGTAAGTGGTAAGAGAAAGGTGAGGCAGTAATATGGCGTGGTGGGATGATGAACAGAACAAACGGAAGCGGAATAATACTGCCTCCAATTCCACAATTCAGAATGTAGCGAACCAGGTCAAGAAGGCAAAGACTGCCAAGAAGACCACCATGAATGTATCCCAGCCGCAGAAGCAGTCCATCCAGAACAAGACCCGGAGAAGGAATCCGCAGGTTGGAACAACCAATGTGGACAAGGATTATGGGAACAATTCATGGAGCCCGACAAAGCGGAGAGAACCTGACATTGGGGATACCGGTGATTACACATCGCCGAATTTCTCCATCCCGGAATCCACAGGCGAACACCTGAGAGCGGCGGCGGCAGCGGTGCCGAAGTTCTTTACTGAAGCACCGCAAGAACCGAAGCTGGATGCCTATGACTACCTGTCACCGAACCCGATGACTCCGCAACAGCACCGTCAGCAGGTGCGTGACAATGCTGCAGACTTTGCGGCATTCATGCGGAACATCACCCCGGAACAGACAAAGAACATTGATCCTTCTGCTGATTACATGAATCCGTACGCTCAGAGTCCGTATGTAAACCGGGCTGGGCAGTTCATCAATGACACCGGCGCAAACATCGGTTCTGGTATGGACCGGTTTGCCGGGGATGTGCTGTATGAACTTGGGGATACCCAGGCTCAGAGCATCATCGAAGGCAACGAGTTTGCACGGCAGATGGGATTCAACACTGACGGCAGGTACAACACTCCTAACGAGGCGGCTCTGTACGATCAGTGGCGTGATTCTGACCTGTATAACCGGGTGATGAATGAATCTGCTGAACTGGGCAATAACGAGATGGCAAATACTCAGTGGGGACAGTTGATGCAGAACCTGGGCTATAACATCCCGGCGGCATCTGTGTCTATGCTTCTCGGTGGAGCAGGCGCAGCACCGCAGATTGCGGCAATGGGCAACATGCTCCCGATGGCAGTAGGCGCATCAGGCTCTGCTCTGAAGGAGAAGCTGGATGAAGGGTATACACTTGACCAGGCTCGTAGATATGCGGCACTGAACGCCATTAACGAAACGCTGTTCCAGGAAGCAATCGACCCGTTCCATACCACCTTCGGTATGCCGATGACATTCCAGAACATGCTCGGTGAAGCGGTACAGGAAGGCGCAGGTCAGTTGGTTACTCCTCTGATGGATCTTGCTCTGAGAGATTACAACGGCGTGGGCGATTTTGCCAACGCACTCGGTCAGCAGTTGTATCAGTCTGTTACAGATCAGAACATCCAGGCAGCGGTTGAAGCGGCTAAGATGGGCGCACTCGGTGCAGGCATCAATGCGATGGCTACAAACCCGGTGAACACTATCAGAACAGCAAGGGAGGATATTCAGCTTGTAAGGAACTCGCTTGATAACACGAATGACTATGAGCGATTCATGCGTGGTTTCAAAGAGCAGGCAGCATTTGATGAACAGATTGCAAATGAAACCGGCGATGAGATGGCAAAGATGTCTGCACGGAATCAGTTTGACCGTATTGCTGACATGGCTCGTGAATGGTCAAAGGGCCTGGAATCCGATTCACCGCTTGAACGGCAGACTGCCAGAGCTGCGAATGAAGACCTGATTAAGATGCAGGCAACCCGGATGGGAATCTCTGAGAATATGGCATCTGATATTGCAAAAGTTGCAAATACAGAGGGTGTCAGGCTTGAGTTCTCTGAACGGATTACAGACGGCAACGGCAACCCGGCGAGAGCAATCCGTACTGATGATGGCAGGCTGATTATCAACCCGAATGAAACTGACCTGCTTGTGGATATCGTAAAGGACAAGAGTTTCCGTACCGTTGAAGAAGCGGTTGGGCAGAGAACACGGCAAGAGCCGACTATCATTGATGAGAACGGCGATCTGGAAGCTGAAGCCCCGGAACAGATCGAACGCCTTGACGAGCGGACATTTGATCAGCAGGTTGATGATACTCAGTATAGATATGGCAGGCTTGAAAATGAACTGAACCGGCGCATTGACAGTGCCAGGGAATCTGAAGGGTATGCCCAACAGGATACAGACAGACTGCTCCGGGACATGGACATCATCAATGAGGATGAAGACATTGAACGGATTGAGCCGGTTGAGCGGATTCCGAATGATGAATACCAGCCGACAGCAGAAGAACAGTTGCGGAACACTGTAGGCAGTCAGCCGATGCAGGATTTCATGCTGAAGATGATGCAGAACGGCAGTGACAGCCGCATTGATCTTGGCGCACCAGGATTGCTTGAACGCACTCAGTTTGAAGCAGACAGGCAGACCGGGATCAACGAGAACCGCAGGCTTGCCGATCAGTTGCAGAACCAGGCTCAGGAGCAGATGCAGAACGCATTCAATCCGTACTATGATCTGAACGCCAACGGTGCGCTTGACAGTATCTTGAAACAGGAACAGGATCGCAGGGCTGGTCAGCAGTGGCGGCAAACACCGAACATGGCATCCACAGCAGTGCAGGAAGATGCATTCATCAAGATGCTGAAAGAACTCGGTGCTTCCGATACAACGGCTACCAGGGCGGCTGAATTGTCCAACAGTCTGAAGCAGATTGCAGAATACGCTGATTGGAAAGTCGGCATGTCTGAGAATGACTATCTGAATACGGTTGCTGTCACGATGGCTACTGAAGAGGAAACCATCAAGAAGGAAACCAAAAAGCGGAAGACTCGTAAGGCAAAGACAGCCAAGGCAGAACAGGCTACTACTGCACAGGCTGAAACTGCTCAGGAAGCCAAGGCCGAACCGGCAAAGAAACCCCGGAAGAAAACTGCCAAGACAACCCAGCAGACCACCGATGATACCGCTGTAAAATACCTGCAAGACCTTCTCGGCATATCCGAAGATGAAGCAAGAACAATGCTCAGGAATCGGCAGACCACCACAGAAGCCACGCAGGAAGCCACACAGAGCGAAACTCAGCAGGAACAGGCAAACACCCAGACTGCTGAAGAAACCGCTCAGAACACTCAGGAACAGGCTCAGGAGCAGACTCAGGCGGCACAGGAAACGGCGCAGGAATCTACTCAGGAGCAGGCCGAAGAAACTGAACATGACCGTCATGTAAGAGGCACTGCTGAACGGCTGATGAACAGCAAGTACACATCCAAAGCAGTCAGAGATTGGCTGAAGCGGGAAGTGGTGAAGGGCAGTGACACTGTGATGCGGACAACCCTGCATGACTCGGAAATGCTCCAGAGCGCAGCCGATCACTTTGCCGGGATGACAATCAGTGACGCGTTGAAAGAGATGCAGGATCTTGATGCCAACGGCATGGGTGGATACACCGAACGGCAGAAGGGGCAGGCGGCGATGAACGCTTCCTACCTCATTAACAAAACGGACACTGCCCTGTCTGAAATGGCAAAAGAGCGGGAAAACATCCGCAAGGCCATGAAGGAAATGACGGAAGGCAGTGAGGAATATCAGCAGGCAGAGCAGGCAATCAAGGACAGCCTTGAACTGAACCGGGATGTGTTGAAACAGGTCCAGCAGATTTCTGAGATTGCTTACAAGAATTTCTCTGAACATGCCTATGCGCTCCGTGCGGCACAGTTCCTTCAGAACATGTCACCGGAAGGCAGAATGCGTGTCATTGACCGTATGATTGCAGGGCTGAACTCTGACATTGAGAAGACAAGGAAGGGTAAGGAATGGGCAAGAACGCACTCCGAGGGCATGATTCAACTCAGCCAGGAACTGCGTGATGCTTACCTTGCAGCAGAAACCGATGAAGCACGGCAGGAAGTCATGAAGCAGATTGAGCAGAGCATAGCGGATCAGATTCCGTTCTCTGCAAAAACTGCCATCAATTCCTTCCGCTACACCATGATGCTTTGCAACCCGGCTACCCACATCAGGAACATTGTCGGTAATGCGATGACCAACCTGATGTTCAAGGAAGCGGACTCTGTTGCATTCTTCATTGAGAAGGCTCTTCGGGCATCCGGGAAAGTGTTTGAGAATCAGCTGGATCTGAACAACGAAGAAGACCAGAAACTGTATTCCTATGCACGGCGGCTCGGTCAGAGTGCTAACGATGTATACGCTCAGATGGTTGATGAACTCGGTAAGGGAACAACCCTGGACCAGCGCAGAGGATACTTTGCAAGAAAAGGATACACCGGGGATTATCTTGATTTCCTTGCAGAACAGCAGGGAGAAGACGCATCCCTGAGAAGAGATCCAAAACTCCAGGCACGGTTCAACATGGCTTATGCGAATCTGCTGAAACAGGCGGGTGCTACAGTCACGGAAAGCGGCGCAATCATGGGCAAGAACGGTCAGCAGATCAATCTTGCGGACATTGAAAGCAGAGCATACCGGCAGGCAAAATCGCAGGTGTTCTCAAACGCTGACATGCGGCACAGCCTGACTCCGGGGTTTGACACTGCCACATCCGAAATGCGGAAGTTCGCCAGCGACTATTTTGAAAAGAACAAGGTCAACGAACATACGCCAAAGGATGCCAAGTATGCGATCCGTAATGAGATCACAGAACATCAGCATCTGTTCGGCACATCCTCTCTTGGCCTTGGGCTTGAGGCTGTAGCCGATTTTACAAGCGGTGCGCTTGAGTATGAAGACGATCTGTTCATCAAGAGCAGATATGTTGAAGTCATGGCACAGCAGATGAATGCTCAGGGATACACTTTAGGCGATAACGGAATCCTTGTGAAAGATGGGAAGAAGCTTACCAGGCAGCAGTCTGAAGCGGTTATGGCAGAGATGTCTGACTATGCGATTGATGATGCCCGGAAGGCCACCTATCACGATTTCAACCAGCTTGCAAAGCGGATCAACGATATTAAAAAGGATGGCGGTATGGCAGGGCTTCTGCTTGATGCGGTCATGCCGTTCACTACTACTCCGATGAACATCCTGCGCAGAACTGCTGAGTTTACTCCGATAGGAATTGCGAAGGCTGCATTGGAATACAAGAAAATCGGAACAGGTGAAATCACTGCTGATCAATATATAAATGATCTCTCTCGTGGCGTTACCGGAACCGGCAACATGCTGATTGGTATGATGCTCTATAACATGGGGCTTCTGGCAGTCGGCAACGAAAACCCGGATAAGGAAAAGTATTACGAGGAAGGCGTGTTTGGCAGTCAGGATTACGCAATCAAGTTCAAAGTCGGTGATAGGGATGCTACCTACACAGTGGATTGGGCGGCACCGGCAGCGGCTGTTGTCCTTCTTGGTGCGCAGTTGGCTGCGGCAATGGACAAGGATCGCAACCTGTCACTGTCAGACATGATCGAAACATCAACGGCTATCCTTGATCCGATCTTCGTAACAACATACCTGTCATCGCTGAACAGCGCGCTCAGTTCGTACCAGGATAACAAGATCGGCGGCATCATCATGAACGCTGCTCAGTCTTATGTGAATCAGTTCTTCCCGACATTCGGCTCTACATTCAATAAGATCGTAGACGAAACCAAGAGGACAACCTACTCGGATTCCATGCTTGGAAGGATGGGCAGGCAGGCGTTGAACAAGATCCCATTCGGATCATACCTGCTGGAACCGGCAATCAATGAGCGTGGTGAGGTTGAGAAGAACCAGGACCTGGGCATGGGTATTGCAGGCAGAGCAATCTACTCAATGTCACCCGGCAAACTGAGCATCTCTTCGGCAGATGATATCGACAAGGAACTGAAACGGCTGTTCGATGAGAACGGCCAGATTGAGAACAAACTGCTCCCAACCACTTTCAATAAGTTCTCAGTGGATGGCGAAACCCAGAAGCTGAAGCCGCAGGAATACACCAAGATCAATCAGACATATGCGCAGGCATTCCACAAGTATGCAGGCGATTTCATGAAGACCGGCATGTATCAGAACATGACGGATGCAGAGCGCATTGAGATCATGCAGAAACTCCAGGATCACGCTACATTGGAAGCCCGGATGCAGTATTACAAGGATATGGGACTGCCAGCCGATAAACTGAAGACTGATGCCTATAAAGCATCTGAACTGTATCAGAACCTGGGCGGTTCGCTGTCCGGTTGGTACATGGCTCAGGGCATCAAGTCTGACAAGGATGCCAACGGAGAAACGATCAAAAACTCCAAGGCACTGAAGACTGCTCAGTTCTATCGGCAGGAAGGAACGTATGACGATATCCTCAAACTGATTAACTCCGGGCAGGCTGATCCTGCTGATTTCGGTCTGAACAAGACTGTGGTCGGCATGTCTGAGAGCGAACTGATTAACTACCTGGATATGCTGGAAGACGGTTCATTCACCGGCACAACATCATCCAAGCGGTCAGGTTCTGGCGGTAAAGGCAGACGGCGTGGAAGCGGTGGAGGAAGTGGAAGATCCTCTGGCAAGACTGACATGGATAAGTTGTACGAGAAACTGTACAGCATGGCTATGAGCGGAACACTGAACAGTATCGGTGATCTGGCTTCCCAGTTGAGTAAGCAGGCTCAGGCTAACTACGGTCCGAAGGCTGAGAAGACTAACCACGAAACACTGCTGAGTGAACTTGAAAAGATGGTTGCATCACAGAACAAGAAGCCCCGTTAATTCGGGGCTTTTTTTCTTACCAATTTCCTACCAATTTGCTGTGCAGAAGTGTGCAGGAGTGTGCAGAACTGTGCAGGGCGAGAAAAAGTGAAAACCCCGATCCTGTGCTTATTTATGCAGAAATCTGCAAGTTTATGCAAAGAATAGGGGTTCTACTAAGAAGTCTGAATAGAAATCCTAATGTGTGATAGTTATGCGGAATTATGACATTTTCCTACCAATTCCTACCAAATCCAGTGCTTCCTGCCGGTTCTGAGCGGTGGATCTGGAGTAGACTTCCAATGTCATGCCTGCTGATTTATGCCCCAGGATCTCCATGACGGTCCGGGGATCAACGTGGTTCGTAATCAGTTCTGAGGCTACATTGTGGCGCAGCATGTACAGGTTGAATTTAACTCCGTGAATGCGCATTACTGTGTTGAGGATGGTTGATATCTCATGTGTATCCAGCGGTTTGCCGTTGGCATATGAGAATATGAACTGTCCTCTTTTTTCTTTTACTGCCTCCTTCAGTACATGTTCACAGTCTGCATTCATCGGCACTGCCCGGATGGAAGATTCTGTCTTTGCCTTCTTCACCACGGTCCGACCTTTCTCGTCTACACCCAGCCGGGAGTCAACGTGGATCAGTTTGTGATAGAAGTCAAGTGATTCCTCAGTCAGGGCATAGACCTCTCCGGGGCGCATGCCGGTGTTCCGCATGACCTGGATCACCCTGATCAGAGTGTCATACAGATAACGCTGAGAAGGGAAGTAAGTTCCCTGTGTTCTGAGCGCATCGATTGCCCTGTCAACCGTCAGATCATCACAGACTTTCTCTCTGACCTTGGTGCGCTTGGTTGAGGCAGGAAGGATTACCATGTCCATCGGATCACGGGTGATGAGTCCTTCCAGCTTTGCCTGCTGGATGATCTTCTTCCACAGCCCTGCCATCCGTCTGATGATTTCATCCGTGCAGTCTGACTTGATGGATTCCAACTGCCGGGTGATATCCAGAGAAGTGATTGACTGCATGGGGCGGTTGCCGAACTCGGCTTCAATCTTCCTGTACCTGGATGATTCTGCCTTGTAGGTGGATTCGGGCATTGGATGAGTACGGCAGTACGCTTCCCAGACATCTGCTACCGTGCGTGTGGATCGTCCTACGAGAGTACCGGCAGCCATCTCCGCTCTCTTCTTATCACGGTGCGCACAGGCGGCATTGAGGGCTTCCACAGGGCTTGCATAGTCAGAGGAATTGAACTGCTTGGTATAGGTCTGCTTGCCGGTGGGAGTGTCATACTGGAAGGATACGATGAAGTAGGTGGAATCCTTGTAGGATGAAACTTTGATGTACTTTTCCTTGCGGAACTTGCGGCTGTTCTTTTTCTTTGTCATAATAATTATGATCTCCTTTCTAGTCGGGATCTGGTTTGGAGGTTCTGAGTCGGGGCTGCATCCCCGGCTTTTTTATTTTGTTTGGTTCTTGGCGATGAACGCATCTATCATCGTCATCACCATTTCGTACTGCTCTTCTGTCAGCAGTGCGAGCTTCCGGTCTACCGTACTGTGGGCTTCAATATCTTTGAACTCATCCTCAGGGTAAGGCGTGTCGATCGTGCCAATGAGATACAGAGGGGAACATCTCAAGGCTTCAGCGATTGGAGTTAATTTGTCTGAAGACAGTTTCTCGATATGCCCGGCCTCCAACCGGGATATGGTGGACTTGTTCACACCAATCTTATCTGCTAACTGCTCCATCGTCATACCGACCTGTTTCCTTCTGTCCTTTAATATCTTAGCGACATCTATTTGGACATTATCGAATGGGTCATCAGTGAACTCTTCTCTGTGCCAGACCCCGGGCCGAACCTCAATAAATCCTTCTCTTTTCTTTTCTGCGTTTTTCATCCTTGCGCCTCCGCAATCACATTTTACACCCACGGTTGAACAAACGCAATAATTATGTTGACAGACCGCAACCACAAGTGTATTATGATGGCAGAGTTGCAATACAGCAACAGAAAGGAGGAGGCAATGAACCAGGCACTGCTTAAGGAAGAAATGGAAAAGCGGAATATGACTGCCGCAGACCTCGCTAGAATCGCTGAAGTAGACAAATCTACCATTAGTCGCATCCTTAGCGGCGATGCAATCTGCACTGTGGCTACTGCCGCCAAGATTTCCAACGCCATGCGGCTTTCCAACAGGGCAACCATGAGTATTTTTTTTGAAAAACAAGTTGCAGAAGTGAAACAGAAAGAAGGGTAGGCGCATGACATTCAAAGACAAATTACTACACCGGCTGGGGAGGCAGGACATCACTGCGGTAGCCCTGTCCCGGAAATCAGGAATCCCTGTGAAGACCATTCATGCATGGATACAGGGGAGATCCGAACCTGGGATGCGCAACCTGATCCTGCTGACCAGAACACTTGGGTGCAAGGCCGAAGACCTGTTCCCAGACAACGTATGAGTTTCGCTGAGAAGTTGCAGGCACTGATGCAGGACCGGCAGATGACCAAAGCCGACATCGCATGTGCCACAGGGCTGAACTACTGGACGATCTATCACTGGACAAGGGGTGATACCGAACCCAGCCTGTTCACGCTCAAACTGCTGACGGAAGCTCTGAACTGCAAAGCGGAAGAACTCTTCCCTGATTGAAAAGAAAGGAGGCAGATGCAGATGCCATTAACCTACACCACCGCTCAACTGGCGGCTGAACTGAACACTACCCGGAACCTGGTGGACATCCTTAGACAGGAAGGCGCACTGACCGGGATCAAGAAAGGGAACGGCTATATCTTCACACATGCGGAGATTGAGCAGTTCCTCAATGAATGGATCGGATTGGACATGAGCAACCGTGAAGCCATCCGTGCATCCGTAATCACCATTGAAAAAAGGAGGGGCAGACATGCTCGGAAAAATTGAAGAACTCGCCATCTACGGCACACCGCTCGTACTCGCAGCCTACATCTTCCTGCACATGTTCAGATTCGTATGATCCACATCGAAACACAGACTGACCACGGTGAAATGCACCTCGTTATTGAGAACGAGGAAGACATTGCAGAGGAACTTGCAGGAATCCTGGCTGTCTTCAAGGAACATTTCCCGGAGCATCTTGCGAAAGCACTGAACCATCTTGACAACTACGAAGCGCAGGTTGAGGAGAACACTCTGGACGATCTGTTTGGGGAGTGCATGAAGGAACTTGACCTGCTGATGAAAGTAAGAGGAAAACACAATGCCAAAAGTTGAAAACCCACATGAATCTACAATCTTCAGCCAGAACGTGGAAGACAAGAAGGCTGACGAAGCAAAGAAGCAGGAAGACGGAATGAAGGCATGGCCTCTTCCGAAGAAGATCCAGTACCTGAAAGTCTGGTTACAGGAGCAGAACCTCAAGAAGACCGGAATCAACACATTCAACAAGTTTGAATACTTCCAGCTTCCTGACTTCCTGCCCCTGGTCAACCGCAAGATGTTTGAACTGGACATGTTTGCCCACTTTGAGATCAAGCCGCCGTTAGTAAATTCCGAGAACGGAGTGTTCCTTTCCCCGGAAATGGCAGTGCTGACAATCTCAAACTGTGACATGTCAGAACGCATGACATACGCTTGCCCGACAGCAGTGAACAATGCAGGCGGCAATCCGATCCAGGCAGCAGGCGGTGTCCACACATATCTGCGGAGATACCTCTGGATTGATGCCCTGGATGTAGCGGAAGGCGATGAGATTGACCAGACCGCAGGAATGCCGGTGAGCAAGCCCATGAAAGCCCCTGTAGGCACGAAAAAGGGCAAGGACGATAAAGAGTCCATCCCGGAAGGAAAACCTGCTACAGACATCCAGATCAGCATGATCCGCAGTCTGGTAACACCTGACGATATCGACAAGGTACTCAAGGCAAAAGGGCTGACACGGCTGGAGGACCTGGAACTTATGCAGGCATCCAAATGGATTGAATCAGCCAAGAAGCAGAAGGGAGTTAAGTGATGGCATACGATATTGAGAACCGTGCCGGTCAGTTGGTGATCGGGCAGAAGGCAATCGACCTGATGAAGCAGTTCCAGGAATGGGAAGTAGAAGCCCAGGAACGCAAGAACATCATGGAAGAGTTCCGGTCCGCATTGATGGATGCAATGGAGAAGACCGGCAATAAGAAGTGGGAGATTGACACGGACGAAGTATCCGCAGTAGTCACCTACGTTGAAGCCCAGGTCAGGAAGACCGTGGACACAAACGCACTCAAGGCTGACGGACTGTACGATGCGTACACCAAGGAATCCGTCACCAAACCGCAGGTCAGGATCAAATGGAGATGAACATCGAATACCTGCCTGATACCCACACATACCTCGTGGAAGGCGTGGTTACTCCAAGCGTTACTCAGATCATCCACCAGCTGAAACCTGACAAGTACAAGGGCATTCCCAAGGCAGTGCTGAAATCGGCTGCCGCATACGGTGACATTGTTCACGAGGCAGTGGAGGAAATCGGGCAGGGCAGGGACATCCTCTTCCGGGAGAAATCCTATGAAGGGATTGCCATCCGCAGATTCCGTCATCTGAAGGCTTACCACGAGATTGACATCATATCCGCTGAGCAGCCGGTGGCTTACATCGACAACAACGAGCCGCTGTTTGCTGGGCGGTATGACATGGTAGGCACTGTCAGAGGTGAATGGGCAGTCATCGACATCAAGACAACATCCAAGTATGACAGGGATTATCTGGAGATCCAGTTGAGCATGTACCGCATGGCACTGCAGCAGAAGGGTCTTCACATTGACAGAGCGTACTGCCTCTGGCTTCCCAAGAAGGCTCTGGGTGCGTTCCTGGAAGTAGACCTGAGAAGGCCGGAAGAACTCCTGCCTGAGATCAGGAAAGCAAGGGAGGCGATCCTGGACACTTGGAAGATAGATTAGAGATTCCATTCCGTCTGCCGGGGCTGAATGAGTGGATCAAGGATGAACGTGGCAACCGCTTCAAAGCCAACAAGGTGAAGCAGGACACGCAGAAGGACATACTCGTCTTCATCCACAACGCCCGAATAAAAAAGTCCCTCCATCCACATGATAAGCCGGTGAAACTGACCTTTCATTGGACGGAGGGCAACAGCAGGCGTGATCTGGATAACATCGCATTTGCAGTCAAGTTCATCCAGGATGCGCTGGTTACAGCAGGCATCTTCCCGGATGACTCTCAAAAGTATATCAAGGAACTCCACCACACAGTGACCGTGGACAAGGGCAACTGGGGAGTAACCGTAATCATAGAGGAGATTGAAGAATGATTATCTTGAATGAAGTTAAGCTCATCGGAACAGTAGTCAAGACACCTGAGAGGCTGCTGACATCTGGCAACAACACACCGTACATCAAAGCACTCATGGCTCAGACCGACACTTACACAGGCAAGGACGGTCAGGAGCATACCAAGACAGCGTACTTTCCGCTGATTGCTTTCGGCATCAAGGCAATGGACAAACTGATGCAGGCAAGACCTGGCATGACCATCTGCGCTTCCGGGACACTGCTTTCCAAGCAGTATGACCGGCGTGATGGAAGCAAAGACTACAGCCTGAGCATCAACGTACTGGCGGTATCGCTGGACGGTGAGCAGGACAATCCGCTGGCAATGACATCGGACGATCTGCCGTTCTAAGAGAGAGGAGAGGAACACAATGACAAGAAAGAATCTGAAGCGCATTCAGCTTGCGCCCACTGCCAAAGAAGAAGTAGACCGTATCACAGACAAACTGGGTATTCAGTTGCAGAGCCTGAGCAAAGTTATTGCCCCGAAGTGCAGTGACCATTACCTGTCTGGATCACTCTACGCAGGCGCATTGCCCGAAGAGTATGTCAACAAACTGGTTGAACTGGGTGCTGATCCTGCCAAGATGATTGCCATCCCTGACCCGGAACCGGAATACACGGCAGAACCTGAGCCTGTCAGCGAACCGGCACCGGCAGCAACCAGTGTGACCGGGTGGGATGAAATCCGCAAGGCAGTCTGCAACGGAGTAGTGGATGCCTGGCTGATTATCCAGAAGCAGGAACAGGATGCACAGCAGGCACGGATGGATGCAATGTTTGAAAAGGTGGTAGCCGAGCTGTCTGTCGGAGAACTCCATGACAGAGTGCAGTACATGCTGTTCAGTGCCATTGATGGTGCGCTGGCAAAGCGTGGGCAGTCGCATCTGAATGACGGCCTTGTGCATGGTTTGAGAAATCTGATCAATGAGTGACCGGGGCTTCATCACTATAGACCGGAAGATAGAGGACTGGCGGTGGTGGAATAACATCACTGCCATGGGCCTCTGGCTGTATATCCTGGTCACAGCGAACTGGAAAGACAAGTGGACAGACAGCGGTTCTGAACTCGTTGGAAGGGGAGAATTGATTATCTCTCAGCGTAAATTGGCAGAGAAATTCGGCATGAATCCAAGGACATTGAACAGGTACCTGGAACTGTTCCAGAAAGATGGTCAGATACGCTTAGAAGTGAATCACCAAAGAACCAAGATTATCGTGATAAATTACGCAAAATATCAAGATTATCTCCCCTGCAGTACAGCAGTGACTACATCACCAACTACAGCAGTAACTGCATCACCTAGTGCAGAACCTACTACACACAACAGAACAAATAAACAAATAAACAAAGTAACAAAGGAACAAAGTAATACATATATTGCTGAAGAAATCCTGCGTTACTTGAATGAATTGACAGGGAAACATTACAAACCTGTGGAATCATCGCTGAAAGATATCAAAGCTCGGTTGAGTGAAGGATTCACAGCAGAGCAGTGCAAGACAGTGATTGAGAAGAAGTGTGTGGAATGGGCAAACGATCCTGAGATGTCAAAGTACCTCAGACCAACAACACTGTTTGCAGCAAAGCATTTCCAAGACTATCTGAACCAGGAGAATGTAATGCCTGCCCGTAGGGGAACAACCAACAGGCTCTTGGAACTTGCAGATAAGTTTTATGGAGATGAAAGCAGAAAGGAGATCGAATGGAACGGCAACAGTTAATTGCCTGCCTCACCCGGCTTGCCGGGGTATACCCAAAGTCAGGACAGTTTGACACTGACGAAGGAATCACAGAATGGCTTAGAGCGTTTAAGGATAATTCCTACTCAGCACTGAATACTGCCATTACAGAATACATCGACAATGACACCACAAAATTCCCACCGTCTATCGCAGAACTGAAGAACCTGGCACGGAAGTATGAGCCGGTGGAAGTCAAGCGGCTTACCAGGGAACGTGTCAAGGAAGGCAACTTTGAACTGGCATATGAACCAGCCATAGGATACCGGGACAATCCCATCAGCAATGTCTGGGTGAATGTTGAGCCTGATCCGAAGAAGCCGCCGGTCTATGAAGAGCGCAGACCTTACCCGGCATATCCGTGGAAGTTCGCTGAGTTTGAGAAGATCGGTGACGGCAAGGACAGCGTGTTCATTCCGAAGACAGACCCGGTGGATCACAGCCGGGAGAGCGCAAAGGATTTCTGGGACATGGCGCAGTTAGTCGGCAAGGTAATGGAGAACATTCCTGCGCCGGACATTGACGGATACAGAAGGGAGAAGAAATGACAGCCATCATCGTACTGAACCTGCTCATGACAATCGGGCTGGGCATCCTGGGACTGACACTGTACTCAGAGATAGACCACCTGCTGCACAAACTGCTCAAGGCAGAGGCTGAGATCAAGAACATCAGGAAACTGCAGGAAGCAGACAAGCTGAACCTGATTGAAACCTGGAATCATGCTGAGAGAGCAGTGCTGCGGACTGAGAGCAATGCCCGGAATCTGCACGATCTGGAAACAGCAGTGCGGAAACTGCAAGGATGGAAGGAGTAAACAATGGCAACAGCAGTAAAGTATCTGATTGAAGATAACTACTACCTCATCCCGGAAGACCTGGGTTGGGCTATCGCAAAATGGGATGGAGATTACCGCAAGGACGGAGTTGAAAATGTCAAGTGGATGGGCTATTTCCCATCAGCCAAGAAAGCACTGACATGGTATTACGCTGACAGATGCCGGAGAAAGGCGATAGAGTATTACGCCGACAGAGGCCGGAGCACGGCGACAGAGGCGCACATCGCAACGGTAGAAGAGTTGCTTGAGCATCTTATCGCCGAAGAGAGAACGGTGCAGTGTAGGCTTCTGTCGCTGTTGCACAAGGTTGAGGTTGAAATCGGATATGAGGCAGAAGGACATTGAAACCATGCTGCGAATGACAGCGGAAGGATACACTGACAAGCAGATTGCTGAACACTTGCACTATGCCGAAACAACAGTGAAGAACCTGCGCTTGAAACTGGGAGTGTACAAGGGCAGAGGAAGGAGGAAGAAGAATGTTGCTGATAAGGTTTGAAGATGCAGTTCAGATTGCAGTGCGGATCATGCAGGAAGACTTTGCGGTAGACCTGGATGAAGACGATGTGGAGTACGTTGAACAGGAACTGAGAGAGAAATGCTACCGGGGAAACGGACTGCGGCCTGAGCATCATTTGCAGGGGCTGATCTGGGATATCAACCCGAAGGAGATCAGTGCGCAGATTGAAGCAGACAATCTCAGTCAGTGGTGCAGAATCGTCCAGACGGAGATGTTTGCTGACATGGCAAGGCTGGGGTGGAAGAATGACAAGACTGATTGATGCGGATGCGTTCGATGCAATAATCAACGATGACGGCACGATTGACGAATACGCCACAGAAACGGCGAGAAACGCAATGCTGATCATGCCCACAATAGACGCAGTGCCAGTGGTCAGGTGCAAGGACTGCAAGTTGCTTGGGCATTATTCTGACGGAGTGCCATTCTGCGACCACCCGGACGGATTGGCTTGCATCGACCCGGATGATTACTGTAGCAGGGCAGAAAGGAGGGCAGATGATCTGGAAGCCGATAAGCGGATATGAAGGCCGCTATTCAGTGAGTGATACGGGCAGCATTAGAAATGATATTACAGGGAATGTCCTTGGGCAGTGGATAAACGGCGGCTATATGTATGTAAAGCTCTGCAAAGACTACGAAGCCAAAACAAAGAGAGTGCATAGGCTGGTTGCGGAGGCGTTCTGCCATAGAAGCCCAGAAAAGACAGATGTGAATCATATTAACGGAGATAAAACCGACAACAGGGCGGCCAACCTTGAATGGGTAACAAAAAGCGAAAACATGATACACGCTGTTGAAAGTGGGCTTCAAAGAAAAACAAGCACTGGCTATATAAAACGAGTCGTTTGTTTAGATGACGGGAAAGTGTTTAACGGCGTGATGAGCGCAAGCAGGTTCTATGATATCTCGCCGGGGACAATATACACATGTTGCCGAAGAAAATCTAAAGGCAGATACTACACGTTTAGATACGAGGATGATGTGAGGAAAGAAGAATGATGTTGCAAGTCAGTTGCAAGTTGATTGCAAGTTTGTTGCAAGATAGGGGAGAAGAATGGCCGAACACGAGCGTGAATACATATGCCGTCTTGTGAAAACAGATCACGAAGCGCACTACATTCCGACTGACACTGAGATTGTGCGGTGCAAGGACTGTTTCTGGTATATTAACATCCGCATTAAAAATGATGATACACCAGACAGACGGTACAAGCCGCAGTATTGCGAACTGCACAGAACATTCTCTGAGGATGATTCCTTCTGTTCATGGGCAAAAGAAAGGGTACAATAACGATCATGCCTGCATGGTATACTGATCCTGATGACAAGGAACATTGCTAAGGAATTTAGGAATGAGTATTACGCTTCATTGCACTATCCTGAGCATATCCGGGAACTGCGGTTGAAGCTGGAAGAACTTGACCAGATGATGGGGTATCATTCTCCACGATGGGGTGAACTGCACTATGCAGGGATGACCAACGATCAGAGGCTCACTACATGGCTACAGAAGCGAGAAAAGTTACAGGATGATATAGACCGCATGGAACTGCAAATGAAGCGAATACAGGGCATTCTGAGCCTTGTGGATGAGCCTGTCAGATCGATGTTTATCGAAAGTTACACCGGCAGGAACACGGTTGATTCCATTGCCGAAAAGTACCATTACTCACCATCCTATGCCCGGAAGATCATTGACCGGTCCATCAGGCAGGCGATGCGGATGTACGAGGACCTGGAGTACCTGGAAAACGAAAAAAAGGCCCAACCATAACGGTTGGGCTTAATAGTCTTTTTCTGTTGTTGATGTTGTTGTACGATGATCTTGTCCATTGTGGGCCGATCCTCTGTTTCTGGCATGATGATACTTTCCGAAGAAGGGTGCAGCAGATGCGCCTTTTTTCGTTGCGATTAGTAATCTGTGGCCGGATCGTATTCCGGTACCCAGTTTACGCTGTACCACACGCATCCTTCATGCCGTTCCAGCAGCCAGCATTCCATGCGGTATATCTGACTGTTTGCTGCTTCCTCCGGGTTATCCTCGAACATCCGATCGACCTCGAAGCCGTCCTCGTAAATTGCTCTTGCCATCCAATATCCTTCCATGTTGTTATCCTTCCTTTCCATAAGAAAGGCAGGCTTATTTGCCTGCCTTCTTCGATGCTTCCAGGTCATTCCTGAGATGCTGTTTCAACCACTGTGCCTTGTTCGGCAGTGAATCCCAGAATTCGATTAGTTCGGCATCGTACACCTTGTTCAGTCTGCAGCCCACGATGCGCCGGTTCTCTTTGTCATACGCTTTGATCCGGTCAAGCTGATCCCCGGTTACTTTCCTTTGCTTTCCAGCCATGATACTTTTCACCTCGTTATAGGTAGATTCTACCACGGATTTGATGATCTCAGTCATTATCCTACCGTCCTTTCTTTGGCTCGATGTGGAAGGCGACGGTATCGCCAATGCGTTCTTTGACGATCTTGTATCCGAGTGTGCTGAGGATCAGCCTGGATGTGTACATGGATTGTTCCATCAGTTCTGCGCCTTCCCAATTGCGGTCATGTACCCGGTCAGCGTACCTGCCTTGGTAGTTGTTGTAGAGTTCCTCGATCTCGTTGATCTCTGTCTGATTCAGTTTTGCCATTTTACATTTCCTCCAATTCTGTTGTCATGTCGATCAGGTTGTCACTAATCTCACTGAGTGTATCGATGTTGTCATACATGGTTTCGCCCCGTTCGGATTCCTGGAGCGATTCCGGCATGTTGTCGAATGCTTCCTGTTCTTCTTCCTTGACCATCTCGATGATCTCTTGTGCATCGTAGATCATCTGGATCGCTCTTGCGATCTGCTTGCGCCTCATTGCGTTCATGATTTCCTCCCTTTGCGCCATTCTTCCAGTTGCCGTTCGTGTTCCTGTTCTTTGCGGATGGTTTCCTGATCGTCTTCAACGGCCCAGGTATCGTCCGCTCTCAGTGGCATGTGATACATGCGGTTCAGCTTTGCCAGGGCCTGTTTTGCGATCTCTTCAGTACTGAACGTACCGTCAATGTCGATGATGCCTTTGCGCTTGTGGCTTTGGCTGATCGTGTAGCATGGTTCGCCGTGAATCCAATGTGTCACGTAGTATGTGCAATCTCTTTCAATGCGCATGATGGCCTCCTTTTATTCGTATTCGTTCCGGTTCAGCCGGTTGATAGCGTTCTTTGCCTTGGTAAGATTCCAGATGAGCATGTCAATTGATGTTGATGCGTAAGACACTGCCTCCTCGAATTCCTCGGCTGTTTCGGCCTGTTCGATCTCATCGATCTGATAGTCCAGGTATTCCCGCAGGAATCCTTTTGTCACGGTTGCCTTGTCTGCAATTACTGCATAGATGTTTGGCTTCATGCCGTTCTCCTCCATTCTGTTACATCAATCTTGAGGTTGCGGATGTACCGCTTTTCCGTCTGATGCACGGCCCGGAACATGAGCAGTTCCGCTGCCTCTTTGCTTGTGGTTTCGATTGTTACTGTTGATGCTACGATTCTACGCTGTGTTTCATACTTGACTGTCACGCTGTACCGCATTGTTCTTTTCCTCCTCTGTTGATCATTCCGATCTTCAAACCATCGATGTTTCGATGACTTGAACAGGGGAACGATCACCCTGTTTGATGTCACTTGCCCCGGACGCTGTGCATGATCTCGCATGAATGGATGCGGATGTAATCTTCTTTCGGCCATCTTGTCAGGACCGTTTCCCAAAGGATTGCGCCGTGTTCGTTCGTTTCCATCGTGATGACATTGGCCTGCCGGTCATTCTCTCCGTAGATGTGGATATGGATGATCTTTCCGTATGGCATATCTGCCATGAATTCCCGGATCATTGTTTCCGTCAGGCGTGGTTCGATGATCCCGAACGTATCCCGGATATCGGTGATGATCTCCCGGATGTTTTCGATCTCGTGCCGCTCGTCCTCGTCACCCTCATCCAGATTACGGATGTCATCATTCAGGCTTTCGATGATCCCGGTAATCTGTTCCGTATCGTTGGTTCTGAACCATTCGTACATATCGATCACTGCCAGGATCGTTTCAGAATAGGTCAGGCCGCTGTACGGGTCTTTTTCGTTGTAGTAATCGGCTATCGTTGCTGTAAGTTCTGCTGCTGTTCTTTTCATGATCTGTTATCCTCCATTCCGTTATCTTTCGATCATGTACCTGTACTGATGTTTCAGTGCTTTGTAATCGGCCTTGAACTGTTCATATTCTGTCCGGTCCTTGACGATGAAATAGTGTTCCCAATACAGGCCGTTACCGTTGGTTTGCAAGTATTTGTAACCGATGTTTTCCAGGCCGTACCGGACTGCTGAAAGCTGTTCAAACTGTTTTTCGTTTTCGCTTTCAATGCATCCGCACGTGTACCAGGCATTGACTCTGTAACTTACTTTCATGCTGTTTTACCTCCGTTCCGGTTCATTCCGGTATTTGAAAGCCTGATCATGTCAGACTCTCAAATAGGGGAATGAATACCCCTGTTGATTAGTGTTCGTTTGCGTATGTTGTCATGGCTGCGATGCATCCCTTATGAAGTGCTTTGCATACATCGCAATTGCCCGGGCAGTAGAAACCAACCGGATGCGGCAGCGGATCGTCTTTGAATACTACCCGGAATTCGGGGAAGTTATACGGGTTGTCCATGTCATAGCCGCGCCATTCACTGAACATGATTGTGAAGTTTTCCGGGATGGCATCCCGCCCGAACTGATCGCAGTACTGATTGACTATCCAATAGCATTTTGTGTATGTCCAGCAATAGAAATCCGGATGTTTCTTTGCGATGTCAACCATGCGGCAGAAGTAATCGAAATCGGGGATTTCACCGCCAACATGCCATCTGAGCATCTTGTTTTTCTTCCGCCTGGACATTGCTTTATCGATGTCATCAAAGAACCGGTCCCGGTCATTCATTGCAATGATTGTGTTACGAACACGGGCCTTGATGACATTGTCATACTGTACGCAGGACCGGATATCATAGCAGATTTTCCAGCATTCACACCGGCCGGAAATGCAGCCGCCACATGTATCAATCGGAAGTAATGAAACGTTCATCACTTTCCCGATTTTAGAATTGCCTTTGCTGATGCACAATTCCAGGCATTCAATGCCGTACTTCTCTACGAAATCCTTATAGAAAAGGAATGTTTCGTGCTTTTTCTTTGCAAAGCTCTTAATGGTTTTGCTTTGCTTTGCCTGTTCTTTTTTCATCTGATTTTTTCCTCCATTTCGCTTTTCAGATTTCCGGGAATTGTTCCCGCATTACCTGTTTTGTTAGGCTAGCCTTTTGTCTAAAAAAACAAGTAATGCTGAAATAATTTAGCTTTTAGATGCCATGTTTCGGGCAATGGCTTGTAGGGGAACGGCCGCCCGGCCGTATGCACTGGCTATGGTTTTTAGGAATGACGGAGCCCGAATACGTCAAGATGTAGCTAATAGAATAATGCTGGCTGTAAGCTTTTGGAGGCTGGCAAGCGATACGGTACTAAGTAGGAAGCGCGCGCATTTACTGGCTATCCGGTTTCCCGGTTTCGCGGCTGCAGTTTTCACTCTATCAGTTCCGCTATACGTTCCCGTATCTGGTTTTTGTGGTTCGTAGGCTTTCAGTTTTTCATCACTTCCTTTGTTCGATTACATCTTAAGGCTAGCCTATGCATATTGCAATAGGAAATTTCATTTTCACATAATTTCACATAATCTGCACAAAACAGAAAAATGTGCAAAAAGAGTAAAAAGGCCCGGACCGGCAGCAAAGAGGATAGAAAAACACCGCTGTCAAGATGCTAATATGGCATCGTAGGCATAATGGCGGAGGCGGGCATGTCTTCAGAATTCAATTGCTATAGATATGATCTATATAATATACATGTGTGAGAATAGAACAGTTCAGCAATAGAACAGCGACAGAACAGCGATAGAACAGCGATAGAACAATGTCAAACAAACTACCCGATCTGGTACGGAAACCAAAAAACTAATTCTGGTTTCCAAAGGTACCGAAATAATACAGTACCAGGCCGGGCCGGATGCATTCCGGGACCGGCCGCAGCAATGGCATGAAATAGTATGAAACATCACGCATGTATGATGAATATGCACAATATGGATTCCAGATAGGAAAACCGATTGTCATTTCAGCTAGCAGATACAGTAAGCCTATACAGAGCAGAGCAGTATAGAGCATATGCAGTGCAGGTATACCCGGTACAGGGCAAAACGTACCCGTCAGCCAGGGACTCCATATATCGCGAAATCTTCTTGCATGTCTCTCTCTAGGAAACATCAGTTGCGTCTCTCTCGCTAACAGATAAGTGTTTCATCTCTCTCGCTAACAGATAACAGTCATACATATCTGAAATGACTATATTGAACTGACGAATGACTATATTGGATGTACACCCCCGGTGTCAAAATGAGGGGGTGTTTTAAGGTACTGTATTTGATGGTACCTGGAAAGGGAATAGTATATGGGATATGAGGAATATGGGATAAAGATTCCAACGGCAAGGGAATTTGGAAAGATGCTGGACGAGTTCTTTGACAGTCATGAGATTACGGAATGGAACATGGCTGCGGTGAAGCTGTACTGCGGAATATCGAGGAGTCAGTGGGAGAGCATGAAGAAAGACCCTGACTATAGGAAGGTCATTGATTACATGCTGGACCATGTGGAGGCGAAGTACCTGCACGATCTGAATAGTAAGAATCCGACCGGTGCGATATTCGCATTGAAGAATCAGTTTGATTATGCGGACCGGAAAGATGTGAAGGCTACATTGGAGGGCAAGATCAGTATTGAGCAGATGTTGGCCGGGGCGAAGGTGAAAGCGTGAGCGAAACCCCTAAACCGCAGAAGAAGAGAGGCAGGCCCCGGAAGATACAGCCTACGGGGTATGATTCTACTCTGAGCATTACGATGCGGGAGTATATCGAGCGGTTTTTCAAGATCCGAACGAAGGAAGGCGAACTGGTTGACTTCCATCTGAATTGGGCGCAGGAGCGTTTGTATGATGAGTTTGCCAGAGCGCATAATGCTGAAGAGCCGCTGAAGATTATTGTGCTGAAAGCCCGGCAGTTGGGTATATCCACGGTAACGGAGGGTATCCTGGCTGCGTGTACGATGATGCAGACGGACAAGAGCGCACTGATTATGGCGCATGATCCGCAGTCAACAAGTAATATCTTTGACATGACGAAGAGGTATTACGATAATCTGCCGCCGCAGTTGAAACCGATGACGAAGTATAACTCATTGCGGACATTGGATTTCCAGAATCCGAGCAATGATCCGCAGGAGAAGCATGACAATCCGGGTTTGCGGAGCAAGATTACAGTGGCTACGGCAGGGCAGTTCGCTGTCGGGCGTGGTTCAACGTATCAGTATATGCATCTGTCGGAAGTTGCGTTCTGGAAGGAACAGGATGGCAAGACCGTACAGGATCAGTTGCTTGGTCTGCTTCAGACACTGCCTCAGACAGGATCGAGTCTGTTGGTGATTGAGTCTACTGCCAATGGCTATAACTACTTCAAGAAACTCTGGGATGATGCGGTGTCCGGGGTAAATGGTTATATACCGATGTTCTTCCCCTGGTATGAGCATCCTGAGTACAGAAGGCCGTATAAGAAGCAGAAACTGACGCAGGAAGAGCTGGATCTGAAGGCTCAGTTCAACCTCGACAATGAACAGATCATGTGGCGAAGGTACGCTATATCTGATCTGTGCGGAAATGATGTTACAAAGTTCCGACAGGAATATCCCGCTACCCCGGAAGAAGCGTTTGTCCTGTCAGGTACGCCTTTCTTCAATACGGAGAGCATTCTCAACCGCATGGGAAACTGCACTGAACCGCTGCTGAAAGGCGAGTTCACCGAGTACGGCAGATGGTATGACGATATCCACGGCGCGATTGAGATCTGGTGTGAACCGGAACCTGGGCATGTATACGCAATCGGCGCAGATACTGCCGGTGACGGCTCTGACTACTTTGTGGCTTATGTGATTGATAAGGCTACAAGACGGCAGGTTGCCAAATATCGTGGTTTGACGGATGAGCGGAGTTTCGTTAGGCAAATAATGTCACTTGGCTACCTCTACAATACGGCTATGATCGGGGTGGAAATCAACTTCTCAACGTATGTGGTGCAGTCTTTGGAAGATGCAGGCTATCTGAACATGTACGTGAGAGAAATTGTCGATACGTTCACCCATCGGACACTGCGGAAGTTCGGTTTCAGAACAACGAGTATGACAAGGCCATTGATCCTTGACGGATTGAAGGCGATTGTGAATGAAGAACCGGGTTTGATTGAAGACCCGGATTTTTTCCATGAGGCGATTGCGTTTGCCAAGAATGACAGAGGCAAGCCAGAAGCCCCGTCCGGGGAGCATGATGACTGCATTATGGCTATGGCGATTGCGTACTACATCCTGTCCCAGGCCCAGGCTCCGATAGAGGAAACCTATACGGAAGATGAGCCGTTTGAGTATATGGATTTTATTAACTACGGGGGTTGAAATTGATATGGTTGTTGTCAGTCTGATTGCATCGCTGATGTCACTGGCGGTTTCCCTGTATATCCTGTCGATTGTTCGGAAAGAACCAGAGGCAAAAGGATTTACCAAGGCTGAAACCAACCAGCTTCGCCAGATTCTGAATGTTATGGCATGGGATGGTGATATTCATGAGAATTAAAACAAAACCGGAAGAGATATTCTCCGAGTATGAAGCCGGTCAGGAATGGAATCAGAACCATGACCTGTATGAGAATGTCGAGAAGAACCGGCGGTTTGAGATCGGTGACCAGTGGCACGGCGTAAATGCCCCGAATATGGTCAAGCCTGTCTTCAATGTTATTAAGAGAGTCACTTCTTACTTTGTTGCGACCATCGTGAGCAACAACGTAGGGGTGCATATAACTCCGTTTGATGAGGATGACCAGAACCTGGCTATGGCTGAAATCATGGCAAACGAGGTGAACCGGGTTTTGGAGCGGACAAAGATGAATGCCAAGACAAGGACATTCGTCAGGAATGCCTGCATTGACGGTGACACGGATGCCTATGTCATGTTCGACCCTGATATCGAAACGAATCAGTCTGCCCAGGGTGACATTGAGATTGAGATTGTTGACAATACCCATGTGATATTCGGCAATCCGTATTCCTGTGAGGTGCAGAAGCAGCCGTATATCCTGGTTATCCAGAGAATGTATGTGGATACCGTCAAGGATATGGCAAAGAACCCGGATGCGATTGTTGCCGATGAGGATTATCAGGCTGAGTTCATCAATACATCAGGCGATTCCAAACTGGTTACTGTCATTACAAAGTTCTGGAAAGAGAAGAAGACTGAAATTGTTGAAGATGAGTTCGGCAAGAAGGAAGTCAGCCATACGGATGTGTATTTCACCAAGGTGACCGCAAACACCGTTCTGAAAGAACCGACAAAACTCGGCTACCATCTGTATCCTGTGGCTCATATGAGTTGGGAGAAGATCAAGAACTCCTATCATGGGCAGTCACCGATCACCGGCCTGATTCCCAACCAGATATTCATCAACAAGATTTATGCCATGTGTATGGTCTACATGACCAACATGGGTTTCCCCAGGGTGTTCTACGATCAGAACAAGGTTGCTTCGATGACCAACGATGTCACCAAGGCAACGGCTATCACCAACATGGATCTGGCTGGCAAGGTCATGGATGCGGTCAAAGCACCGGACTTCTCCAACCAGGTTATCCAGTTGATTGATTCCACCATTCAGTACACCAAGGAACTGATGGGTGCTTCTGACAGTGCCTTGGGTGAATTGACCAATCCGAACAATACATCGGCTATCGTGGCTGTTCAGCAGGCTTCCTCCGTGCCTCTGGAAATTCAGAAACTGGACTTCCAGCAGTTCTATGAGGATGTGGTCAGGATCACCATTGATATCATGGCAACCGACTACGGCAGGCGGCTGGTCAAGATGACGGAGATCCAGTCAAAGGCATTGGGAAATGCTCCCACTTACGATGAGGAAGGCGTTGAGCATTATCCGACAAGCATGATGATGGATTTCTCCATCTTCCACAACATGAACTATGACATGTCAGTGGAAGTCGGTCAGTCTTCCTATTGGAGTGAAACCACCCAGGTGCAGACTGCTGATTCCATGTTTGACCGTGGCATCATCACTGATCCGCTGATGTACCTTGACCTGATCCCGGAGAAGTACATTCCGGGTAAAGCCAAACTGATTGACAAGATCAAGGAACAGCAGGCTGAAGCCCAGAGGATGGAGCAGATGCAGATGATGCAGCAGCAGGGAATGCCTGCCGCACCCGGCGAGGAAGTCCCGGAAGGGGTGACCTGGGGAATGCGTGATGGGCAGGACAACCGTGCGCCAGCCGGTATGTACGGTGACGAGCAGTTGAATGAAGTGTATGCCGAGAGTAAGGAGTTGTATCAGAACTGATGAAATGTCCTAAGTGCAGAAGGAACATGGTTCGTAAGAACTATGGCAATATTTATTATTTTGAATGCGATCACTGCGGCACATCCATTGGCAAGCCCCAGATCGTAGAGCAGAAGGTGACAACTCCTAAAGAAGAGGAAGTTGTGATTCAGACTGCGGATGATGACGATGCCGATTAAGCTGACAATCTTCATTGCCCTGTACAATCAGGAAGAACTTGTTATCAGAGCATTGGATTCCATCCCGAAAAGGGAAGACATTGAAGTGATTGTGATTGACGATGGTTCTTCGGATGGTTCGCTTAAAGCGGTCAAGGAATGGAAAGATTCCCATGACATGAACATGACAATCGTCCATCAGGACAATCAGGGCCTGGGCAGGGCAAAGAACATTGCTTATTCCATTGCCAGGGGAGAATACATCTACGAACTTGACAATGATGACTACCTGTACACGAAGGAGTTTGAGCAGGCAATGGTTGTGCTTGACGGCACTGACATGGTGTATGTGTCATACCGCACCAATGACGGCACAACCGGCAGGGTATCGAAGCAGACAAAAGATGAACTTGTAGCAGGATTCACCCGGTTCATCAGACGGGAATTTCTCGGCAATAACCGCACCCGTGAAGATGTCTGGAATGAAGATTGGTTTTTTAATCAGCAGTTGCAGGCCATCCCACACACTGAACGATTTCTGACCACTGTTGTGTATCACTACAACTACCCCCGTGAAGGATCAATGTTCTGGGAGGCTACGCATGGAATACATCACAAATAACGCCTACTACTTTCGGACAATTACGCATATAGGCGGCATTCAAACCCACCTGTATTACATTGCCAAGAAGTATGGCAAGTATGACATTACGGTATTCTGCCATGAGATAGACCAACGCCAGCTTCACAGACTCAGGCAATATGTCAGGGTGGTGGAGTTGAAGCCGGGTGATACGGTTATCTGTGATAATCTGTTCTGCTGTTTCAACCGGGAGATCCTGGATCAGTGCGAGGCCAATCACAAGTACCTTGTTCTGCACGGTGACTATGAGGATATCGTGCGGCGTGAGCAGGGTTTCATGAAGAATCTCCCGATTGATCCACGGATTGACAAGTATCTCGGCGTTTCCCAGCATGTATGTGATTCCTGGGAACGGCTGACCGGGATTCATGCTGAATATATCGGAGAACCGGTCATCGTACCGAAGCCAAAGAAGCCGATGCTGCTGTGCAGTGCTACCAGGCTGTCACCTGAAAAGGGATGGGAACGGATGAAGCGGCTTGCCACCGGCATGGCTGCGGAAGGCATCTCATTTATCTGGATGGTGTTCACCAATTCCATCAAGAAGGAAGATGTTCCGGGCATGGTTTTCCTGCCAGCCCGTCTGGATATTACTGAGATCCTGCCGATGTTCGATGCCGTTGTGCAGTTGTCTGACAATGAAGGATTCTGCCTGACGGTAGCAGAGGCTCTGCTCTGCGGAGTGCCGGTTATCACTACGGATCTGCCGGTTTTCAAGGAACTTGGGCTGAATGATACCAACTCGGTAAGGCTTCCGTTCGATATGGAAGACATACCGTATGACAAGATCGTGGGGCTTATGAAGAAGAAGCCAAAGTGGAAAGCCCCTGAGGATAAATGGGATGAATATCTGTCCCATGAACCGTCAGAATATGAGGACGATCACTCCCTGGTCATGGCTACCGGCGAGTGGGTGCGGCTGAAACTGACGGATGTGGAACTGAAACACGTTCCGCAGGCCGGTGAAGTCTGGGGAGTTACCCCGGCAAGGCTGGCTAAGATCAGAGAATTTGAAAAGAACAATAACGTGAAACTAATTGTATAGAAGGCCGGGCCATATCACCGGCTTTTTATATGCGCCAACCATAGCGCAAGGAGAAAGAATGGACGAAATTACCAACCAGAATGAATCCATTGCTGAGGACGATCTCACCTTTGATGAGGTCATTACTTCTACTGATACCGATGAATCCACGGATACTGCAGCGGAACCGGCAGAATCAACCGAAGAGCCTGCCGCAGAACCTGTAGACGATTGGAAACTCGATATCAAGTACAACGGTGCAACCGAATCCCTGACCAAAGAGCAGGCCATAGAGTACGCCCAGAAGGGCAGGAATTATGACAAGATGATGGAACGCTTGAATGCTCTCCAGAATGACCCTGTGAGGGCTGTAATCGCAGAGCAGGCACGGCGGGCCAACATGACTACTGAGGAGTATGTGGACCGGTTGCAGAGATTCCAGACGGAATCAGACATTACCCGCATCGCTAACGCATTCAAAGAAAAGAATCCTGATGTTTCCGATGAGGTGGCAACGCAGTATGCAAGGGCTGAGTATCAAAACCAGATCAATGCCCGGCAGCAGCAGGAAGCCCTACAGAAACAG